GGAGCTATTGCGTACGGTCGATGGTATATTCGTACAACGGATAACCACGATCCCAGAAGAACATTGGACTTGGGACAAGTTCGATGACTTCACAATTCATAATATCTCTCACCTGCTAGGTGATGAGTTTTATGACGAGGCATTGAAGGAAGACGCTTCTATCCTTCAACACCCCACGCAGTACGGGATTCTGAAGAAAACCCGGAAAGCGATTAAACAGCTCCTGGATGGTGTCGCCACTCAGGAAACTGTCAGGGCGGAACTTGTAGTTCCCCCTTGGTTAGGTTGGATGAAGACTTTCGCAATGAAAATCGCATCTCAACCGCATTCGCCCGACAAGGTTTTCCAAATCGGACAAATGAGCCAAACTAGAGGGTGTGGTACACCTCCGAGTTTGGTAAGTATGCAGTCGAAGCACAAAGCTTTGATTACATACTCTACACCAGATGAAGAAGATGATTCACTTCTCAGACTGGTGGCAGCCGGCACTAGCGAAGTCATCGCCAGTGTTCCGGACTCAGCGTTCACTGGGCTTCAGACGAAAGCCCATTTAACGATAACCGCCTCTGCGTGCTGGGAAGCAACGCAGAAGGAAAACGGTACGCTCTCCGCTATACATGATCTTGTCAGCGGATACGCGTTAGGTGTGAAGGTTCCAGTCGTGGACCTTAACACCGGGAGTTTAATACAGTGGGTGGATCACTCTACTGTAGAAAACATTGGTACATACATCTTCTACGCGTGTTTGGCGTATGTACGTGTACAACCACTCGAGTCTCTCAAGGCTGCGATGGTTGTAGTCGCCGAAGAGCCCGGAAAAGCTCGTACAGTGACAAAAGGCAAAGCCGCGCTCAAGATTGTGCTCGACGTTGTCAATAAGATCTGCTCCTGGCCAATGGCGAAAGGATTAGAATCTTCAGTTTCAGGTATGTCTAAGTCTAGTCACGCCTGGAACGTATTTCGAGATATTTGCAATCAAGAAATAACCTTTGATGAGGACAAGGCCTGTTCCACATCAGAGGACATTGTAGACGGGGAAGTCAAAACCCACGTATACAAAAGGTTGTTCGCACTCAGCACTGATTACGAAACAGCCACCGACTACCTCTCACACAAAGTGGCGAGGATCATCGGAGTACTCTGGATGCAGCGTTGCGGTATCCCAAAAGTACTTCTCGGAATAGTAGTTGCAACTTGCTATCAACCGAGAAACATATATTTTCACGCCACCGGGCCGTTAAAACATATGGGCGAACCCACCGATATTGATAATATTCGAGTGATTCGCATGGTGCGGGGTGTCTTGATGGGAGACCCTTTAACCAAACCTGTGCTGCATTTGGTGAACGCAGTTACAAGGTTACTCGCCGTAAGGATGGGATCCCCAACCTTCGGTGAGCCATGGATAACCAACAGAGTTGATTTATCCATTAAGATGCGTGGTGATACAGCGTAAAATCATGCACCTTTTCTTTTACTGGGAACTCAGGGAGTACCAGAAAAGATGAACACACACAGAGCGGGACG